ACCACTATAGACAGCTTTACCATCTTGTTCAGCTTGATCTTCTTCTATAGATATGTTTTTGTTATCAGCTTCGGTATGTATCATGTGGATAATCTGCTTATTTAATGAGCGATTTTCCTTCTTAGCCAAAGAGTGTGCCAATTCATAGGTTTCTTCTGAACATCTAATGAATAGACTTTTCATCTTTCTTTTCTCCTGTATAGAATATATCTACACTATCTTGAACTTCTGCAATAGCCACACTTTCTCTACCAACTTGATAAAACCTATCTACCTCTAATTGTTTTATGGCACCCTCAATCAGCCATTTATTTGACATAATCAAAGGGTCATCTAACAAAGATACAGCAAAAGCAATAGCGTCTAGTTCAGTTTCAAATAACCAAACTAGATGCACCCACTTAGCACTAGACTTTGTAGAGTGAACATTTCTTGGCTCAGGTATATCTAGTTTATATGTGTGTCTAATTACAGCATACATGGATGATATTGTACTGCATAATGCTATCAAAGTGAAATACACATTGTTCCATGTGGAACAGTAGACTATCTATAAACTATCAAAAAAAAGGGACAACCTTGCGATTGTCCCTAAAACTCACATAGTTTTTTGGAGGTAATCAAAATGAATTTCGTCAATAAGACAGAAATCAAATCTTGATTATCAATATAATATAACTGATTGCAGATTGCAAGACTTATTCACACTTTATCTACAGACTTATCCACACCGAAAAAACCAGTAAATATTTTTTCATTTTGGACTGGTGGATTTTCTCTCATGAAAAACAATATACTAGTAAATATTTATTCTTTAGCAGGGTTTTTTGCTGAGCTTGTTGGCTTTTTTTAGACCAAAAAAAAAGGCGTGACACCACCTTTTACAGTAGCATCACGCCTTAATTATTCTATTGTTTGGGTAATTTCCACACTCTAAAACTGCCATCAGGCAGTTCTCGAGCAACAGATTTTCTCCCACTACGAATAATTGCTTGTCTCATTGAATTTGTTTCGCTATAGCTAGCAACAACAATGGAGTCACCATCATTCATTTCGGACACAATAGTTGCCCATTTTCCCTTATTTGGGTGACAAGGTGTAGGGACACCCCGCTCTATGATATACATAGAGGACTTTTTATTTGTATTAGTCATATCATTTTCGCTTCCTCTAACACAAACAAAAATCATTTATAATTCTTGCACTTCAACCTCTACAATCTCGTTATTCTCATTAAATGCAAGATGTTTAGGAAAGGGCAAATCCATATCTGCCCTTTGCTTATATAAAACATCTTGTACTTTGTGATTAATCGTGACCAAAGTATTGAAATATTTAACTAGAGCCAAATCAATATCTGATCTTTCTTCTAGTCGCCTATCAATCTTTGTATAGATTTCGTTGCAAGTTCCTATGTTTACTTTCAAAGTAAATTCTAACAGTTCTCTATTCGTCATTTGTTTCTCCAATAACATTTATGAGTTAAATAAACTGTTTCACGCTTTTAGCGATCATCAGTAGGAAATACGCATTTCCTATACAGTTTTGGCAAAAATGACTTCGTGAGACTTCGTGTGTTGCATTATCTAAGAGTAGGCAAGGGCATAAGATACCCCAAAATTGCCTACCCTTAGAACGCATTAGATAATTAAATACTAGACATATCTATAACTACTTCTTCTCCAAAAGGAAAATTCATATCGTTATAGTAATCTTGATAGTAAGTAGTAGTTAATGCCCATATAACAGGGACATTTGGCTCAACCTCCTTATCAACATATCCACCTCCATCAGTAAAATAAATGAAAGCAAGTACTTCATCTGTATTATCTGTATAGTCGTTGAATAAGTTGAAAGGTGGATTGAAGTCAGTACCACCACCACCACGAAGATGAAATTCAAGTTCTTCACATTCTAAGTCGTATTCATCCCACCACTCACCATGTGAATTCTTATGAACTCTAGTATCACAATAACAAACTCTAACTTTATCTACTCCACATTCTTCAGCTAAGTTCTGTGTTTCAGTAGCAAAAATATTAAGTTCTTCTTGGGTCACACTTCCACTTGTATCAATCGCAACAACAATCTCGCCACCATGTGGCTCTTTATCGTTGCTAGGCAAATTAACACCACGCCATGAATGACGTTTGTTAAGTCTTGACCATGTAGGATTTTTTGACATAGCAGACTGTAAGAAGTCTCGCATGACATCAACCCAATCAACGCATGATCTGTTCATCTGCTTAACTGCTTTACCCAAACTACTTTCTGCATTGTCTCCAATACCTTCTAGCTTATCAGCCATCATTATTGTTCGTTGCAATTCTTCTTGTAGTTCAGCCATTTCATTAGGTGATAATTCCTTGCCATCTTCATTAGTTGGCACCCAAACCTCACCACTTAATTGAGGTAAGTCAGCAAGTTTCTCAGCAAGAGTTTGACCCTCGTTGCTATTGCTTGTCTCACCATCTTCAGAATTGTTATTGATCTGATCTATCGCTTCTTCTAAAGCATCATCATCGTTGCTAAGAGTTCTATAAACTGCTTCAGCAGACATACCATGATACTTGCGATCAAGCAGACCATCCTCAGGAAGTTCCATACGCAAGTCATACTTTAACCACCCATTGATTACATAGTCTGTGGCTATGTTCCAAAGTTGGTGGTCACGCTTACCCTTACGCAAAGGATGTTCCCAAATAACATGACTAGCTTCGTGTATTAATACTGCTTGAATTTCCTCATCTGTTATTGATTTAACAAATTCATCATTCCAATAAATACTAACGCCATCAGTAGCCATTGTTTGACACTTTTCATCTTCTCTAACTAAGGTGAGTTTTAGTAGCATAGTTGCCATACCAATATTACCTTTCATTAGTTTCGATCTAGCTTTAATTATTCGTTCTTCACTTTTCATAATTAACCCCTCCAAAGATTTTTTATGAGTTTCTGTTTCGATCTTTTGATCTCGTCAGTTTGGACACACATCCAAAGACAGAAGGATGGAAAGAATATTTACTGGTAAATAATATATTTTCTCCACCCTTTACTGGCTTACTTCTTATACATATTGTCTAAGAATCCACCTTTTAATTCATCAACAGAATCTTCTAAATCATCTGCTATTTGTTTTCGTTTCTTAGCAGAATAATCATCATCTTCTCTTAAAGAATCTACGTCATTAATAGAAGCAAACACGCTAACTAATTTTTGATGAGCATCAGCAATCAATTTGTCATTATTTAAAATGTCATTATTGATAGATGGAAGCGTATCAAGAAATTGTCTAAGCTTGTTAAAACTAGAGTTCTTAAAGAATCCTCCACCTTGCTTATTGTTAGGGTCATAAGACTTTAACTTTTCTGCTAGGTGATCAACGGATTCCAAAAGAGTTTCCACTGTAGTTCTAGTAATAGCTTCTACATTCTTGTTGGCTCTCTTAATTGCATCTTGCTCAATCTTCTTTCTAAGTGATTCTGATACATTTAATCGCACATCACTTTTACTAATAGTTGGCACTTGTCCTAACTCAAAATCAAATCTGAATTTAGTTTCAATTTCCTCTTTAGTTGGATAATCAGATATCTTAAAAGCATGACCTAATTTATGCCTGTTTGCATCAATCAAGTTGTCGTAATTATCAAGAAAACCTTTTACCTCTTTCTCAAAATCACTCTTAGCTTCGTTTACCTTATCCATAAGAGTATCAAGTTCCTGATTAGGGCATAAACGCCACCCACTCAAGACCTTGCCTTCGTAGTCGCTAGTGTTGTCATCCCATGGAACAGTCAAAGGATAATAAACATTATTTCTGAATTGATTAATAATTCTTCTAAAGTATTTATTAGTTTCTTTTCCAAAGATGTATTTAGCAACGTGCAAAGATTCACTCATTGCAGATTGATCTATTGCTAGACCTTCTTTTAAATCCTTATCTGATTTAACTCCAGATGGGTGTTTTGTATTCAAACGCACCAAAGTCGCATTTTCAGATAAAGTGTTTACATTTTCATTATTCATATTTTTCTCCAAAAAAATAAAATGAGTTCTGATTTCATAGTTTTCTAATCATCAGTTGAGATACACATCTCAATATCAGAATGGGCAGAAAAGGAATATTTACTAGTCAATAATAAATATTCCTAATTCCCCCCTAGGTGGTAATCTAAATTTCTAAGTCTTGGTTATCAATCTTAAATTTAGAATAAGTATCGCAGTCTTTAAGTTCGCTTCTTAATCCAACAATCTTTCTAACAAAGAATATAGAAAATTCTACAGTTGCCAATTTCTTCAGATAATCCAAAGCATTAGCAAAATAGTTATAGACATCATTCTCACTAGCACTATTGATAGCATTAGTAAGAGCGATAGTAGTTGCATAGCAAAGACCAGCTTCATCAATCATTTCAACATCTTCACCTTTACATATTTTAGATATGTTAGGCACGTCATTTTGAAGTGAGATAAAGTTCATCAATTCAATGGCACATTCTTGTCCAACATCACCTTCGAATAACTTTTGTCTAAGTTCTCGTGGTGGGTCAGTTTTCAGCGTATCACTTAACCTTGCCCATGATCTTGGACTTGGCTGAGGGTCATTGCACTTAGGGTCAAACTCCCACAATAGTTGTGGCATGAATCTGATAAGACCTTGCACATTGAGATCAATGTCGCTCTTATCTGCCCACGCTAACCAATCGTCAACATCGTGGGTAAACTGAATTGCAGTAGTTCGATCTTGACAATGCCTTAGCACCTTATTCGCACCACTTCTATCAGTATGTCTATTACCTGCCAACACAATTTTCCATCCTTTTGGAAAGATATAATCACCAATCTTGCGATCTTCATCTTTACCTTTTGGATCAAGTAATTGTCCTATCGTTGCTTGAACGCTTGAATGTGCTTGAGCAAATTCATCAAGGAAAAATAGACCTTCACCATCCTTAGGCAAGTTGCCTAAAAATGCTTTCTTTTGCTCACCATCTTCAATGTATGGCAAACCACCTAAGTCGATAGATTCCACTAACCCCAATCTAAAAGAGATAAATCCAAATTCATCATCTTTAGGACTTGTTGAGTCTGTAAGAGTTCTATCATTCGCTAGTTCCTCAGCGATCTCTTTAACAATCGCAGATTTACCAACACCTGTTCCACCAATTAAGAATGGGATATTGCTTCCCATCAAAATATGTAAACAGGATTTTTTTGCTTCACTAGGTTTAAACATAATAATTTCCCTCCAAAGAAATATATAAGTTTTCGTAAGCATTACACTTACACCAATAACACCCTAAATAATTAGGATGTTTTCATAGCATTTCAGCTAATCATCAGTTGGCTCATCGTTAACCACTTCAACTTTTTTGTTCGCAAGTTCAGGTCTTTCTCGATCTAAGAGTTCCCAATATATAGTAAGTTCTTTTTCTCTTAATTTAATAAGCTTGTCTATTTTTTCATCGTATTCACGTTGTATTAAATCAAGTCTTTGCATAAACCTTTCCAAAGTTTCTTTAAATTCAAGTGTTTGTTTGCTATATGTATTACTCATAAAACATTTACTCCAAAGTTTCTTGCATCCCATAATTAGGATACTCATCAGCGTGTTAATTCACGGACTGATTGGAGTCAGTCCCAAAAGTTATATATCTTCTTGTGATTCCAAAGACAATATTCGCATCATTAATACTGCAATTGTAGTTGGCAAAAAGATAACTTCCTTTTGGTTTTATGAGTCTTGCTTCTTCACATTGTCACTTATGCTTTACACTCTCTCACACTAGCTACTTTCTTGGGCGAATTCAAATTAGACCTTCTCAAAGAACCTTATCTAATCCTACTGCTAGAACCACTTTCAACCTTACTCTTTTCAGAACCCTTGAGGGTGGTTGGCTACAGTTTAAAGTCATAATCGTTTTGGACTGTGTAGAGACAGTATACACAAAAGAAACACCATATTAAACATTTTATTAGATAGCAGTCTGTGAGCATTACCAAAAGACCTATGATCAGTTAATATTATTTGCATGAGTAAAGACAAGAAACCAAACCTAAAGATCATAAAGAAAGAAGTCGAGCTTACTATTAAGCAAAGACAGTTCGTAGATGAAATCATAAAGGGCAAGTTGGGTAGCTACAAAGAAGCATATGCAAAGGTCTATGATGTCACTCTAACGAAGCAAGGTAAGATACCTAAATGGGTTGAGGTTGAAGCAAGTAAGTTAGTTGCAAACCCTAAGATAGCAATAAGCATACAAAGAGCTATAGCAAAGAAAGAGCAGTCAGTAGTTGCTAGCAGTCTCAGGACAAGGAACTATGTCATAGACCAATTGTATAAAGAATCCAAAGAATCAGATTCAGATTCGGCTAGGATTCGTGCATTGGAATTACTGGGTAAGTCAGTCAGTCTATTTAGCGATGTTGTTGAGACCAAAGAAGCAAGATCAAGCGATGAAGTCGAAGCAGACATTGAGGAACGCATACAGGCACTACTCGATAAACAATAGACAATCATCAACTAACTATTAACAGGTCATTAGAACGCATCTGTGTTAGCGATACGCACACTTATACGCATATATAAGCAGACACAACATCTAGTGTTCTAATTTTTCGATCCTAAATCCCAAACCCCCACATCTTGTGTTTCGCATAATGCAAAAAAAGAGCCACCCCACCCCCCTTGTGCAGTCGCAGGTACCTGACTATCTTATATACATAGTAATATGCACATTATATTAAGTATTTTCATAGACCCCCCCTATGTATTGCATTTTGATAGCATGTTTTGTAAGATAATATAGATTTTTTGTAGGAAATGGCTAAGGGACCCTAGACCCCCCATAATATTTTACAAAAAAATGTTGTTTTTCATGTGAAGATGTGCAATTATGTTAAAATCTAGCGTGATTTACATCCAGTAGGTACCTACTTGTTAAGTATTTACTTAGTAAGTGCCTCTTAGTGGTAGCAACTTACTAGGTTTTTAATTTTAGGAAGTGTCTACTTACTATATAGTATGGAGATGTATGAGTAACCACATATTAAGCCAAGTTCAGAACCTATCTTTAGATGAAAAGAGGGAGTTATTAGGCTTATTAGACGAATTAGAGGAAGCTAAAGCCAGGGAAAGATGTGCAGACAACTATATGGCGTTTGTAAACGAGATGTGGACTGCATTTATAGAGGGTCCCCATCATAAAATTATGTCTGATGCATTTGAGCGTGTTGCTAATGGCGATTTAAAGCGTTTAATTATCAATATGCCGCCTAGACATACTAAATCCGAGTTTGCATCTTATCTTTTACCTGCATGGTTTCTAGGAAGTAAGCCAGAAAAGAAGATTATTCAGACTGCCCACACTGCAGAACTAGCTGTAGGCTTTGGTAGAAAGGTTAGAAATCTTGTAGGTAGCAAAGATTATAAGAAAATATTCCCCAATGTTAGTTTGCAGTCGGATTCTAAAGCTGCGGGTCGTTGGAATACGAACAAAGGCGGTGAATATTTTGCGATTGGTGTGGGTGGAGCAGTTACTGGTAAAGGTGCTGATCTACTTATCATTGATGACCCGCACTCTGAACAAGAAGGAGCCTCTGCAGATATTAATGTCTTTAATCGTACCTATGAATGGTACACATCTGGTCCTCGACAGCGTTTACAGCCTAATGGTGCAATCGTTGTAGTGATGACAAGATGGCATAATAAGGATTTAACGGGTCAAGTGGTAGATGCTAGTATAAAGCGTGGCGGAGCCGACCAATGGGAAGTAATTGAACTACCTGCAATCTTACCTTCTGGTAAACCTTTGTGGGATGCTTTCTGGAAATTGGAAGAGTTAGAAGCTTTGAAGGCTGAATTGCCTAGTTCTAAGTGGATGGCTCAATATCAACAAGACCCTACTTCAGAAGAAGGTGCTCTTGTTAAAAGAGAATGGTGGAGAACATGGGAAGGTAGAAATCCCCCTGATTGTGAGTTTATTATCCAATCATGGGACACAGCTTTTTTAAAAAACCAAAGGGCTGACTATTCAGCTTGTACCAGTTGGGGTGTTTTTTATAAAGAAAACGATGATGGTCTTGTTGCTCCACAACTAATACTACTAGATGCCTATAAAGAGCGTTTAGAGTTCCCAGATTTAAAGAAAATGGCTTTTGAAAAGTATAATGCCTATAAACCTGATGCTTTTATTGTAGAAGCTAAGGCTGCAGGGCTACCTTTAATCTTTGAACTTAGACAAACAGGCATACCAGTACAAGAATATACACCTAGTCGTGGTAATGATAAAATATCAAGAGTAAATGCTGTGTCAGATTTGTTTGCTTCAGGAGTTGTTTGGGCACCTGAAACAAGATGGGCAGAAGAAGTTATAGAAGAGTTTGCTGGTTTTCCTAATATGGAACATGATGATTTGGTTGATAGCAGTACGCAAGCATTATTAAGATTTAGGCAAGGTGGTTTTGTTCCTCTTGATTCAGATGAAGAAGATGAACCAATAGAACATAACAGAACAGCAGATTATTACTAGGAGATTATATTGGCTATAGAAAAACAATTTGTTCCTGCTACGCCAGTAGATGGTCTAGTAGAAATGGACCCTGTACCAGAAATTGAAGTAGAGGTTGAAACAACAGAAACTGACGATGGTGGCATGATTGTTGATTTTGACCCTAATTCATCAGATATGTTAGATGCTAACTTTGATTCAAATTTAGTTGATTTTATTGATGAAGATGAACTTACTAGTATGGGTAATGAATTAATAGGTGCATATCAATCAGATAAAGATTCAAGGTCAGATTGGGAAGAAACTTATGTAAAAGGTTTAGACCAGCTAGGTTTGAAGATAGAAGAAAGAACTACGCCTTGGTCTGGAGCCTGTGGTGTATTTCATCCTATGTTAAGTGAAGCTGTGATTAAATTTCAATCACAAGCTATATCAGAAATATTCCCTGCTTCAGGTCCTGTAAGAACTAAGATAGTAGGCACTATAGATTCTAGTAAAGAAAAACAAAGTCAAAGAGTACAAGATTATCTTAATTACTTGCTTACTTATGAAATGTCTGAATACAGAAGTGAAACAGAAAAGATGTTATTTTCTTTACCACTTGCAGGTTCAGCATTTAGAAAAGTT